TCTTCCAACTTGCACGGCGCTCATTATACTAAAAAGGGAACCTCTTACTGTTTTAATAAAACCTTGAGCTGCACTGAGCGCGGAGCCTATGTTCGTGTCTATAACGCCTTGTCCCATATTTTATTGCCCCGTCAATAAGCTTCTACGCGATACACTTGGTGGAAAAACTGTAACTGCCGTTGGTTGTGTTTGAGCATTACTTGTGGTTGGAACCTGTAATGCTCCAAATGATAGCGGAACTATATCAGAGTTAGCCGGCCCATAATTAACACTTCGCTGCCATGGATAAGAATTTAATCTTATCCCTGTTCTCCTAGTAACGGTAAACTTCATCCCATATCGAAACATACCCGACTCTTCTGCTTTTTCATCAACACGAAATTCTTTAAAAAATCCTCTATAAATTACCCCGTCATACCATAACTCTATACTTGTAGCCAATGCAGCAAGCGTTGGAAGAAGCTGCTGATCAGTTGTGATTGCTCGTCCGATTGAATCAAATACATTTGCTACATTACCAACCGTAGTTACGACATCACTAAAAAATTGCGTAGGGTTGGTTAATGAATTTATTGTAGATGTAACGGGATTCGCTAACGGACTGTTGGAAAGATCTTGTACAGCGCCAAGTGCGGTTTGAAAAAGGTTATTAAGGAACCCCTGATTTAACTGGCTAACTATCTCTGTAAAGCCGACCTGCTCCTGTCTATATATATCTCTTAGAACATTGATTCCCTCAATGCCGCCAGAGCCTGTTGTGCCAGATATATCAATTTCAGGCAATGTCTCTCCCCAATATTGGATAACATAGCCACCCTTAGTGCGCGTCTCTTTTATTAGTTTCTTTTCGACAAGAGAGAATGATTGTGGGTTGATATACATCTCCACCAATCCTTGATTTGGAATGTTCCATTGAATAAGTTTTCTATGCTTACTAAAAGCACCAATAGCTAGACCACTTGGCCTTGTTTGCCCCAGTTCAACAGACTGTCCATTAATTATATCTGATAGTCCCATATTATTTAACCATGCCCATGAATTGTTTTATTATGTATATGCGTCATTGCAGCAGCAATGGCCCTAGTAAATTCATCGGTTCCCCTGATTATGAATGTGCCGCCAGAAGCGGCACCAGTCTCTCCTGGTGCTTGTGCAGTTTTTGATGCTGCAGCCGGTGATGATTCGGCAGTTGATGGATTTGGTGCGACCTGACGAAAATTTGGAGTTGGATTTGTAGCTTCAGGTATTCGTCCGCCATAAAGTCTAGCTTCTTCCCCAGCATTAAAAGCTGAAATACTTTGTACGGGAATTTCCGTTTCTCTCGCATTACCCTGATCAATAAATCCACCAACTGCGCCTTTAGCACCTGCAGCCATATTTTTAATACTTTCAGGTGTTTTTTTGGCAAAAAAATCTTCGCCCATTGTCATCGCTTCATCAATATGTTTTGATAGCATATTTTTTACCGCTACAGATTTTTCAGCAAGTTGCGCTGTGGCACCGCTAACTAGCCCCGATTCTATATCTGGTCTTGTAACCTTGTTTGATAAGCTAAGAGCAATTTGTGCTAGCAAAACTGTTTGTGCCTTACCAATCTTTTCAGCAAGTGATTTCGATTCTTCTTGCTTGCTAGCACCAGATTTCATTGCCTCAGACAATGTTTTATTTTCGGCTGCAGTTAATGCTTTACCACTCTGCTGATCGGCCAAAAGAGCCATTAATGTTTTTGTTTGTTGTGGGTTATTGATGCCCGTTAATTGACTTAGCATATCTCTTTGCAGCTTAAACTGCGTGGCATTAGCTTCACTTGCATGTGCATCTTGCATCGTAAGGATTTTTCCACCGCTAATATTACCTAAAGAACCGGAAAGCATTTTCATCGCCTTTTCTGGTTCTGCCATAGCATCTTCAAAATCTAGCATGGCACCTGCAACACCGGCGCCCGGGCGGGCCATTCCACTTTGCATTGCCATGAATGCGGCTTCAGTTGTGTTAACTTTTCCAGCAAGCCCTTCAATAAGACCTATTGTATCTTGAATCGCAAGACCCTTAAAACCTTCGCCAAGAACACTGGTAAATCGACGCAATATAGGGGAGATACTCTCAACACTCATTCCAAATCTTGAATATTGAGTAGCTAGACCAAAAACTCTATTTGAAAGCTCTGTAATTGGCAATCCAGTAGTTTTTGCTAATGATTCCAATGCTAAGACGGGCCTGTTTGCATCTTCAATACTTAGCCCCATTTTTCTTGATGCTGTTGCCATAATTTCAAATACACGACCTGCGGCTAAGCCAGAATCCTGGGCAAGTCTAAAGCCCTCTGTTAATAAATTTTGCTTTTCTCCAGCGACAGTTAGCGTTTTTGATATCTCGCCCAGTGTTATGCCCATTTTTGCCAGGCCAAGAGTTTCTCCTTCTATTGCTTCACGACTTGCATATGTAGCATTTTGAGCCATTAAAATAGCTCCGGCATAATTTTGAAAAGATTTCTTCGACTGGTCAAATCCTTCGCCAAATTCAGAGCTAATCTTAATTGCCTCGCCTCTAAATTCTTTTGACATCTTAGTTGCTTCATCGATACCACCAACTACAAATCCCATTTTAGTACCGGCGGCAATCTTATTAAATGCATCACCGGCCTGGAGTGCAGCATTTGTCGTATTATAGAGACCCTGTACTACAGCAGTAGTAAAAACAGCTGCATCTGCTAACACAGGTGGGAGCTTAGCCGCAGCAGCTCTGGCATTATTTAATAAGTCTGCAATTGGAGTAATAGAGCTAGTTAATGCGCGAGCAGATCCCGTTACCTTATCTGCGTCATTCTTTAAATCCTGGAAAGCTTTATTTTTACCAATGGTATTTGATAATTTATCTTCAATCTGTTGAATCTGAGCAGGAGCGATACCAAGCTTACGCAAAAACTCATCCATTTCTGCAAGAGTATCTTTAAGTTTATTATCAGCCATTTAATTCCCTACTTCTTAATTGGATGGAAGCGTATGTCATCGCCCATATATTTTTTAATATCATCAATAGAAATAGAGCCCTTTTTCTTTGTCTCAGTTTTAATAGGTTCAGGTGCTTCGACATCAATTCTAGCACCGGTCTCCATTGCCTCTGTAGTTAAATCGCGCCCGAATCTTTGACGCAATCCCATTTCAAAGTCTTCATCAGATACAACCTTCTTATTATCACGCGATTCTCTTGTTTGTTTGACGGCCTCAGCATTAATAAAGCTGGCTAAGTATTCCGTCATATTCAAATCAGCATCAAATTTTTCTTCGCGCTCCTTATTAAACATAAGAGCATACCAAATCATTTGCGCCGGATTTATATTTTTAATTACATCAGAATCTACAGGAACTCCGAGGGTTTGAACCAGGCGCCATTTAACCCAATGTCCGGGTTCCTCAATTATTTTTTTATTTCTTCAGGTTTGATTACCTTTCTTGAGCGATCTACTAACTCAGAATAAAACTCATATAGTTCGTCAATTAGCGGCTGTTGCCATGTTTCAACAATCCTTACACATCGTTGCTCTGGAGTTATTTCTCTAAAGTCCTTGCCCTTATATAAAACATCTAATCTTCGGCCGTTTACAGCTACAATTGCTCTAGCCAGGAATGCAACCTTTATAATAAAAAATTTGGTTTCGTTATTTAAAAATGAAACACTCATCCAGACATCGTTTTGTTCTTTACCAGTTAAAGTCTGCATATCAAAATTAAATCCGGCAATATCTTTAGTATCTTCTATTCTACCTAAAAATATTAATTGCTCTAAATCCGCTGGAGCATTAACAGTATTAGTTTCACTTTCTTCTTCTGGCAATTCTGCACCCGGATCTTCACGAAGCATATTAGCCATTTGTGCTAATCTTTCATTTGATTGCATACCAGCTGGTTTTGTAACTGCGGGATGCCCAAAAATATTTTTCTTTTCTGACATTATTTATTGTTCTCCTTATATGGATTTATTAATAGGGGTTATATTAGATAATATATCATGGGTATAAAGAAAATACACTACTGGCGTCAAGTTATTAATGAGCCAGATAATGTATTTTAATTAAAGATTAATTGAGGTAATTATGAGAGATTCTGAAGATTAAATCCTGCGCGGAGAAGCCCTGCGAAATCCAAGGCCCCGAGGCGTCTTGCACTATCTGCTGCGGCTTCAACCGGATCAACCTGACTTGGAGTAAGCATTGAACGCCCACCACCAGCGGCCTGTGACTCAGCAACCGCTTTACCAGCACGGATTGATGTAATAAATTCACACCAAACTTCGGCCTGTTGCATAATAATATAATCATCTGCCTTAATCGGTGTTGAAGTACTATTAAACCAGCAATTGTGATAAGTTGTAATAACTGTGCTATCTTTGCCAGCTGCTCCTGATGCATCAACAATAGAGGCATTAACATCAACAACCTGAATATTGAATGGGAAACGCTGAGCTTGAATATTTCTAAAGCCACGACCAAGGGCCTCTGGCAAACTAAGCCCATCGAATACGGTACGCTCTAAAGAAAGCGAAAACTCAGTTGCTTTATTTGGCACGATTTCAATGACGCCATCAGTTCCAATTTCAACTATGCGCATTAAACTACGGCTTTGTTTTTCTGATAACGATTTAATTGCTCCAACAGGTTGGACGCTACCATCATTCATCTCTACCTGAATAATAATTTGAGTAGATAATGAGGTCGATATAGATGATGTTAGGCGTGAACCAGTAGATGGATATCCTTTGGCCATTTTATAAAACTCCTCGAAGTGTTCCCTTAATTTTTATTATAGTACTCCAACTTCCAAATCAATAAAGATGAAGTCTAGTGGGTAAGCTGGGCTATATCGAGCGAATACATTCCACTGTCTCGGCTCGACACTATCGCGAGCAACAGTTACATCTACGAAGGATGTAATAAGACCCTGTGAAACAAGTGCATTCATATTGGAAACGACTCTTGTAATCATGATAGAAGGTGTTGCCACAGTTTCTACCGTGCCAATAAGGCCGCGCATACCATCTCTCAATACACGCTGTACTCTGTCACGAATAAAGCGGATTGATGCTTCCTCATCTTCTGGATATCCAGAAGCAGAGGTTGTCTTAGCCCAAAGAACATGTCCACCGCCAGTAATTGGTTGTAGTACTGTTACACCAATACCCGCAAGTTTGTTTAGAACCGTTGGCTTATATTGACGACTGGATAGAATTGAGAAGCCAGATAGCGACTTATTGGTTAATGGTACCGCAATATTTTGATTGTTTGCATACCAACCACCAGCTGCAGCGGCAAGATAGTAACCATTCAAAGCAGTCAGTGCTCCGCCAACATTTACAACAATTTGGTCCGGGTAAAAATATTCAACGCGGTTAGAGTTACCAAAATTTGTAACGATGCTATAATCGGCAAGATCCTCAATATTACCACCAAGAACATCTTCTACTGATGAGCCCTGAATTCCTTCAAGGATACCAATATCTTCTACGGCAACCTTTGAATTACCTAGAAGCGCATCAGGAGTAATGCCGGTCATTGCACCGATCAAAAGCATTCTCTCATGCTTATTCTGAATGTAAGATTGTGATTCACAATGAGTCTGACCAGCG